AATTCTTTAAAATCGTTCTAACCTTACGTTCTGTAAGATTAAATCTTTTACATAAGTCTCTTAAAGATACAGTTAATTGACCACGTTTTAATACAACTCGTTTTCTTCTGTAAGTTACAATAGTTGGCTTATGACTTGCATGAACCACCATATAAATAAATATCAATAAATGATTATTGTCTTTTAAATCTTTATTATCAAATATTTGGCGATATATACTTACCCAACCATCATTCATTTTAAATCTTCTTTAACAAGTTCTATAACTTTATTTGTAAAACTTTTTAATCCATTCTTCTGACAATCCTGAACAGAAGCATAAGCTGAGAACCAACTCTTTTTATAATGCTTACCTATTTCGTTGTATGACTTATTTGAGATTGCTCTTATTACTGCCAAACATATTTTATTATGTGGTACTTTAAAAAAATCTATATCTTTATAAAGTTTACTGTTGCAAAGAATCTTTTGGCACGATTCTGAAATAGTTTGTATTTCCATTAAAATAACCTTCTTCCTTTAGTGTGTTTACTTTTTTGCACTCACTAAGAGTACAAAGCTTAACAGATATTAATATAGGATTTATATTATACTTCAACCAAAATTTTATCTCATTCATTCTGTGTTGTTCTAAATGATGATCGCAACATAAGGGTAGGCAATAAGCATCATTCTTTAATCCTAATCCTACGTTGCCTTTGGGTAAGTTTCTTATGTGGGCTACTTGAACTTCAGGGTTCTTACAGATGATACAAGGGAAGTTTGATGCAATCCAACGTCTATGCTTTTCTGATTTGATAATATTTGCCTTCGGTATTTGCACTATTTATATTTCTTGGCTTTTTTTCTTGCTTTAGATGCTACTGACAAAGCAATAGCAACAGATTGTGCTTGTGAATGTCCACGTTTAAATTCTCTACTAATGTTTTTGCTTATTGATTTCTTAGAATAACCTTTAATTAATGGCATTTTTTCTCCTAGTTATATAACGTGGGTAAGGGAAGGCACTTACCCACAATCACTAGTATCAAATATAGAACAAAATGGCAACAAAATATCTCTTTGATATATATATATTTTTTTTATATTAAATGGTTGTTTTAAGCTTTATATATCTTATATATATTATACAAATACTCCGACTCAGTTGTTTATCGCAATTTACAACTGGGTCGTAAACAAACTAAAGGGAAAATATGACAAACATAATAGAAAAAGAAATAGGTAGAAAATTAACTGAACTAGATTTAACAAAATTATACTTTTGTGAATTTTGTGAAAACTATTATTCTATTTATAAAATGCACCATACAGTTTTTTGGGACACAAAAGGCTACTCAAAATATTGTGCTGATTGTCATTTTAAATCTCAAAGAAAACTTAGACAATTTGAAATCTAACTTTATCAAGGAAGGAAATATGAAATACTTAATTAAACTAAATGGAAAAACCATCTCTACAAGAGTCAGAGGTGGTAAAGCAGTTTCTTTAAAAATAGTTCATGGAGAAACTACTGGTACATTTAAAGTAATAGACGTTCATCATACTATTAGAGAAATAATGTATATTTCTCGCATACATGATAACCCAAATGTTTTATTTTTTAATTGGACTACATTTAAAAAAGTTGGTGATATTTATGTTGCTGAGTTTACTTATTCTCCAACACAACAAAAAATAGATTTAAAAAAACAATCTTTGAATTTAGAGTACCAAAGATTTCAAAGTCAATTTTTAAATAAGGTAGCATGAAAAAACAACTGGCAAAATTACTTAAAGCTTATCATAAGAAATGGGATTGCTTTGGTAACAAAAGAAGGAAGAAGTAATGGCAAGAAAAGACGTAGGAGTGATTTGTTCTATGAGTTATTATGAAATGAAGTTAATGACTTGTGCTTTATCACGAATACTTTTAGAGAATGAAGTTAGGGGAATTAATACCAAAAAAAGTATTACTACTCTAATAAGTAAACTTAACAATATGCTAACAAAACAATGCTAGAACTTGTATCAGATTTAACTTTTGCATACTTCTGCTTTGCAGTATTTTTAGCATATTTAATATGGGAGAACAATAAATGACAAGAGAAACAAAAGACGGAATAGGGTTTCTGGTAGCATTAATATTATTTAATTCAAGTATAGTATTATTGTATTGGATAATTAATTAGCTATGAAAGTATTAATTGATAGTGATATTCTAAAGGGTTGCTATGAAATCCTAAAGAAATATTTTATCACTCAGGAGTTTACTTCTGTGCATAAAATCACTAGATTTGAGAAAAATATTTATAATGAAATTGCTAAAATATTAGATAAGAAGAATGACTAAACAAACTTTATCAGAAAAACTTGGTCAAAGTGTTTTTGCTGAGAAGTTAAGATTAGCTTTAAAAGAAGCTGAACTTAAAAAAGAAAAAAAACAACTGGAGAAGGCAAATGAGAAAACTAAAAAGCAATAAATTTTACGCATCAGTAATATTAAAAGATTTAATTGATAATGCGAGGTGGGAAACCCTAATGGAATATATTTTATTAGCGTGGAAAAACTCTCCTAGTCAATTAAAGAAACGTGAGATACTTAACGCAATAACTATTGAGTATCTAAACAAAAACAACAAAGGGAAAACAAATGAAAAAAATAATATTGTTAAGTTTAATTCTAGTAAACTTAACTAACTGTGCTTGGAAGCCCATAGTGGACACAAAAGGTAGGAGTGGAACTCATAGTTCTGCCCAAGCAGAAAACTTATCAGATGATATTAAGTTGTGTGAATTAATTGCTGAAGAACATACAAACAAAGCTGTTGAAGTTGGTAAAGGTTTTTATAACTTTTTTATTAGACCACAAACACTTTGGTTAAGTCCTGAAGCAAAATACGATAGAGAAACATATATGCGAACTTGCCTAAAAAATCGTGGGCATAGTATATTGAATTGATGGAGAAAAATATGAAAACAATACAACAAGAAATAAATAGATTAGTTTTAGAATCTCAAAAGAACCCAAGTATAGTTGCTAATGAAGCACCATACTACTATGATTTATGTTCGGTTGAAGATAAGACAATAACTTTAGATGAGTTCTATAAGTTGTTTCCTTATTATAACCCAGATATGAATTGTGAATATTGGCAAACACAACACAACAAATGGAAGGAACTATGGACAGACAAAGCATAACAAATACATTGGCAAGTAATATTAAATTCTTGCGAATCAATACTAAGGTTGAGAAGTTTAATGGCAAAATTAAATATATGACACAAAAAGATTTTGCTCAAATGCTTGGTTCAATAGAACAACAGATAAGTAAATTTGAACTTGGTAAAAACAAAATGTCTGCAATTCAAGTATATAAAATCTCAAAAATATTTGATATTTCAGTTGATAGTTTGTTTGGAGATTTAACCAAATCAGACTATAACAAAATAATAAAACAAGATATTTATGCTTAATATAATTACAGTAGTTATATTGTTTATTGTGATACTACTGATTATAACTAAGCTAAAATTATAAACAAAAGGGAAGGTAAAATGACAACATACTCGTTATACAATGGTAAAGTTCAATTAGAATTTGACCCAGAAGTTCATCAATATAAAATTGGTGATAGAATAATTCCTAACATGACTAACATTACAAAAGTTTGTGCAAACAATGGTAGTGCATTACTTGGTTGGGGAATGAAGTTAGCAAGTGAAAAATTTTTACAGATTGTTAAACCAAATGTAAAATATGATGAAATTGCTTTAATAGATATGGCAAAGCAAATTAAATCTTGTGCAATAAGTTCAAGAGACAGATCAGGAGATATTGGTACTATGTTGCATGAACACGTTGAGAAGTTCTTAACTGATGGTGGTGAAGCAGAAATACATAATCCTGAAGTTTTAAATGCTTATACTCAATTTAAAAATTGGTATGCAACAGAATCATTTGAAGTAGTTAATCTTGAAAAAAAAGTTTATTACAAAGATGACAAGTATGAGTTCTGTGGAACTACTGATTGTTTAGCCAAAGATAAAGATGGTTATGTTGTAATGGATTGGAAAACCAGTAAATCTGCTGACTACTGGAACTACCGATTACAAGTTGTGGGTTACTCAATAGCTTTGTCTTTAGAGTTAGGTATTAAAATAAATAAAGCAAAAATCTTATGTTTTCCTAAAGCTGGTAAATACAAAATTGTAACGGTTGATATATCCGAGACAATACGCGAAGCGTTCTTTGCGTGTGTTAAATTATATCAAACAATAGAAGGAGAAAAAAAACATGCCTAACATACAAGGGAAAATACTGTACCTATATGACAACAGAAAAGGAAAAGACGGAACACCATCAAAGTTTCCTAACTTTAAATTTAAGATAGCTGACCAAGAGATAGTTTTGTGGGCTAATCAGAAGCCAGAATTTCTTGCTAAAGATGCTTTGGTAAGTGTAACATTTGGTCATTCTAAGAAGAATGGTTCGGCTTATGTTGTTACTGACCAAGTAACTAAGAAGCCATTGATACAAGCTTTGGTTTCTGCACCACCTCAACCAGATACAAGTTTTAACCCTGATGATTTAGAAAAAGAACTAAATCAGGTAGCTAAAGACTTTGATGCTGATTTGACCATTGAAACTAGAAAACCATTTAATAAAGATGAGTATATGTTTACTATGGCTTTATTAAAATCAGGTATTGAATCTGGTAAAATAGGTGTTACTAAGGAAGAAATTGATTTGAAAATAAAAGATTATAAGTTTTTATTTCAGATGAATTTTGGTAACTAGAATTTCTTATGCAAGGGGGTTTTTTTGGACTCAATCCAAAATGTCAAAATTCCCTTTACCCCTTGCATATTCATAGTTGCATAATGTTATAAAAAATATATAGTTATAAATGACAGTAATAAGAGAAAAAATAGTTGATATTACTGGTATAGTGGTAGAGAGATTTGAAACAGTAGAAGATGCTCTATCAAATAAGGAAGGTAAATTGTTAGATTTCAGAACTATAAATATAAAAATGATTTCTAGCAAAATAAAACTAGAAAATGATGCTACAACAACAAGTAGTTCAGAAGCTAAGAGACCGAGAGAAGAAGTTGCTTGATCTTGAATTAGAATATAAAGTTAAACTTGAAAAGACAAAAAGACTTAGAGAGTTTGTAAATTCTAAAATAGCTTTTAACTTTGAAAAATTACTAGGGTAACTTAGTAACACAACTATAAACTGCAAAGGAAGGTATGATACAGCTATCTCAAAAAAACCCTGATGAAATTAAAGCAGAATTAGATTCTATTTCCGAAGAAATGGCTAATGCACTCTATGATTATAGACGTTGTGAAGAATTTAAAAAAATAACTTTTAGTCAAATAGCTTTAACCTACAAAATGGAAAAGAATTGTAGTGTTGCAGAAGCAGAAAAATATTCTTATTCAGATTCTAAATATGCAATTATAGTTGAAGGTTTATTAGTAGCTGAAAAGAATTACACTTTACTAAAATCTAAGTATGCTAACCTTGTAATTTTTTGTGATCTTTGGAGAAGTTACATGGCAACTAATCGTGAACTAAGTAGATAAATGAATGATAAAAAATACTATCCAGACTTTAACAGTCAAGATTATAAAACTAGGGTACTTAATTATCGTAATGATGCTGAAAATCGTTTTCGTGCTTATGTTGCTTCCTCTGGTTATTTGTGTCGTTTTTTGCATCTTAATGCTGTTAGTGATACTGAATCTTATGGCGAAAGTATTATTAAAAATTTTTCCAAACTCCCAACTCTCATCAAAAGTTTCCCAGACGCATTTGTTTACGCACCAGAAAATTCGGAAAAGCAAGATCAGTTCTTTGTTGAATTAAAAAATGCAACTTGGGAACATGGTAAGATAACTAGTAAAATTAAACTTAGAGATATTAAAAGATATTGTTTATTTGAACAAACATTTACTAATAAGTGGACTAGGTTTACTATTTGCTACCCTCTTAGAGATGGTAAGATGATCTTTAAAAGTATTGACCAAATATTGAAACTAATATCAAAATCAGAATTAAAAAGTTTTCCCAATGATGGTATAGAATACTTTGAAATTCAGTTGAATTAACATTGTAGTATGATTGGCTTGTGTTTATTTACTTAGGTACTTTACCTTTTTATTATATTTCTTAATATACTTTGTGGCAGTCTTTAAGTTTCTTTCCATCTTACTTAATCTAAACTCCCACTTGCTTATTAAGATTTTATATTTCTCTAATTTCTTATTTTTTATTTCATCTTTAGACAAAATAATAACTTTAGATTTTAGAGTTTGATTTAACCAACCCTTATCAATCACAAACTTGCACATCTCTAATTCAAGTTCTGCTTGTTGATAAGAATGGTCAAACCATCTTTGAGGAAACCTTCTTCTATAAACTTTATGAGATAGAGAATGAATTAACCTTCTCCAACCTTTCCATAAAGTAGTTGGGTCTCCACTTAAACAGATATAAGGTTTAAAAACCCTATAAGCTTTTGGATTCATAGCTGAATGAAATGGTGGTAAAAATTTCTTTGCACCAAATTTTCTTATCAGTATGTTTTTTGCTTTTTCTGCTTCTTCTCTTGTGATGAATGGAATTTTAATATCTTTCCATAAATCATTTACCTCTTGATACTTAGAATCAATTTTATTTCTAAGATCAACAGCTAAGTTGCCTTCAGTTATTAACATAAGTTTCCCTTTTGTTTATAACCAATCATACCCACAATGTTAAAGAGCACAATTAACTTTTTTTACTTTTTATTATTTAATACTTTAACGATACTTATTAACCCTTAAAGCTATCAAACTTTTTATTTAATAAAAAAATTTAATTAACCTATTATACCATACTCACTTTTTTGAAATGCTCTAGAAGCTAGTAAAATGGAAAAATTAAAAAAACAGCTAAAATATATTATTGATATTAAATCAGAATTTATTTTTAGTTAAGAGAACGGAGAATATTCATAAAAATTATTTTTAGTGAACTGTGTTTGAGATTCTGTTTACATTATATTTAAAATCAACTTCTTTTAAATACCAAGAAACAGTTGTTATTCTTACTTTTTTTACAGAATTTAATTGAGATAAAAAGGTATTACTATTTACAAAGTTTGAAGTATCTAAAAATCTTAAATGAGCAACCTTCTCTACAAAGTTATCTGAGTTAGGTTTAATATAACTTACATCATAAGTTACTAAATAGAATTTCATTTCTTAGTAAATGCGTCAATGCTTGGCTTCAATCCATAAATTGCACCAAAAATACCAACAATTAACCATTGATACCAAGAAGGAAACTTACCAAAATAATCAAAGAATAAATCTAATTTAGTTTTAATATTAACATCATCACTAATGACTGCGTAAGATAAAACAAGAATTGGAATACAAACAACGATTAAAACAAATTCATCTTTCCATGATTTGTCTTGTTGGTCGTAAACATCTCTTTGATATTCAATCTCACCACTAGCCATTCGTTCATAGTGTCTTTTTTCTGCTTCAGATTCTAATAATTCTGATTGCTTATGGTTCTTATAAATCTCAGCACCAGTTTTAAAAATAGTAGGTATTAGATTCCACCACATATTAGTCTACAGCTATTATAGAAATAGAACCTGCGGCAGTATTGCTAATGAAAGCTACTTTTTCACCAGATTTAAAAGCAAAAAATTCTACAGAATTTGTTGGTATAAAAAAACTTGTAGTCACAGAAGCAGTTGGTGCAGAACCAAAAGAAACATGACAATGGTTTCCTTGTGTTGATATTCTTATTATTCCTGAACCAGTAGCTATTGCCGAACTAGCTTGGCTAGAAGTTGTGATACTAGCTACATAAGCTGAATTATCTGGGTCTATTGTTGTTATTTGGTATGTTTGCATAATGTTCCTTAAATGTTCCTTTTTATATTGTTTAAACCCTCAAATTACCCCTATTTTTTAACAATTAGAGTTCTTATGGGATTATACTCGTTTTAAAGCCACAATGCCTTAAAATGAGTTATTTCTTATTATTAAATGTTTCAATTAATAGTTGAAGATAATGTTCGGCTTTCCTAAGATCAACTAACTGTCCCTTTGCAGTTTTATGCTTACGATTATATCTACTTACATATTTAATAACATTACCTTGATACCAATTAAATTGGTTATAGTAAATATATTTAGAAGGTTGGATTGAAAGTGTTTTATAGTGATTTCCGCCAACTTGCTTTTTAAATGACTTCATAAACTGTTCTTCCATTAGCTTTAAATGCTCTTAAATACATTTTACGATTATTACTTTTATTGTATGAGATATGAACCCACCCAGAATTAGCTTTATCTTTTTCCCAGAACTCTAATATGACTTGATCGTATTCTAAATTATTAACTACCCAATCAGCAAGTTCTTTATTAGGAACTCCTAAGACTTCACAATCAACTGCCATACCCAAACAATGTTGTGATGTAATAGAACTGCCTATGGCTTTGCAAAGTTCAGGTGATCTATAACCTGAAGTAATTTTTATATCGCCAAATTTATTTATAATTGGTTCAATAACTTCGTAGATTAATGTTTGAAGATTAAATAAAGATTGATCGTTAGGAATATTATTAATACCAAGTCTTGTAGCAGTCTCGCTGAACAGTAATTCTTTTAAACTAACTTGCCTATCCATTTGCCAGTAGCTGATAACACACAAGGTGCTAACTTTGGTTGAGAATCAATTATTAAACCAGTTCCAATTATAAATCTAGTTTTAAAATTCTTTGCGTATTCAAAAGCTAAAGATTTTTGATCTATTAAACAACCTACTTGCATACCCCAAAAAAGATTATCAGGATTAGCCCAGTATTCTATTTTAAACTTAGTATGAAAATGTCCTTGCACACAATTCATTCCATTTGTTTGTGATACTTTTAAAACATCTGCTGATCTACCATGAGTAAATAAGCATCTTTGTTTATTTGGTAAGGTAATTGTCAAATCATCTGCCCACTTCCATTTCTTAGTTCCTAAAAATTCTCCATACTCTTTTAGATATGCTCTTGGCATACCATGTTTTAAAGCACGTCTATAAACCATTGACGAATGGTTAGAATCTATTTCTATAAGTTCAGGGAATATTGATTCTAATTCTCTAACATAATCTTTTGCTTTAACAAGTTCGTGTCCAGCAGAAAATAAATCTGGGTTTGAATCATGGAATGAGAGTGCATGACTATCTAATAAATCGCCTATACTCATTACGAATGTAGGTTTGTATTCTTTTTTAATTTCTTTTAAGAAGTCAAAAGAATCTTGCCTATGATATGGCAGGTGTAAATCTGATATAACCAGAATCCTTCTAGTGTCCATAAGAACTCCTATTAGTTGTATTTGTTTTACTTAGCAAGAAATATTGTGATTAATGCCAAAGACAAAGCACCAAGTCCACAAAGAATAGACCAAAATAAAGATTCTACTTTTTTCTCCAGCTTATAAACTGAACAACCAAGTATTTTGATTTCTCTTTTAATTCCTGTGATATGCCCTTTAAATGTAAGAGATTGAATCTCGTCTGTATTCTTTTTTGTCATTGTCTTTATCAGTACATTTGCAAGACTTCAAAAGACAACAACCATTTGCTAGTTTGTAAATGCACATTAATTTTGTGCAATCTGTTTATCAAACAATTATGCTTAGATAAAGTTATTTTTTTGTGTAAAACTGTTCTACGTTCTTAGCATAGTCTTTCCAAAATGTTTTAACATCTTCAAAAGCATCTGCATAAAACTTAGACCAGTAGTTCTTAATGTCAGAATAATTTAACATTGAGTTCTCCTTTGAGTAAAAGTTATTTTCTTCAGTCGTATATATCATCTGCGTTATATAATGGTGCAACGCAATATAATCAAGTCTATTTTAAATGAGATTTAATAGATTCTACAAAATCATTTATTTTGGGTTCAAATTTCCAACCAAGATAAACCCCTAATATAGTTCCAATTATGAATAAAGTCATGCAGTAGTTATGTCAAAGATTTTATAAAATTGCAAGATGGTTCTACTGATTTTGAGTTCTTACCTATTGATGTAAATTTAGCTAGATGTCAAAGATATGGTCTTATAGTTTTAAATGCTAGTGGTTCTTTTGGTGTTGGTTGTAGTATTACTACATCTCAATTTCTTACAATAATTGGACACCCAGTTATTATGAGAACAACTCCTACATTAACTTATTCTAGTGGAAGTTATTATGCAGTCAATCAAACAGGTGGAAACACAACTTTTACTACTATTGCTTTAAATCAACAAAATACAAGAGAAACTATGTTTACTGGTACTGGTGGAACTTTTAGTAGAGCTGGTGATGCTGGTGTTGCTTTTGCACTTACTTCAAGTGCTTATATATTTTTAAGTGCGGAATTATAATTATGATTAAGACAATTACAAAAAATTATTTTTTAGGAAAATTTATAAGTTATCAAGTAACTTATGTAGATTCTAATATACAATTATCAGTTCCATTGAACGAATCTAACACAGACTACCAAGCTATTCAAAAGTGGATTGCTGAAGGTGGTGAAGTAATTGATAACCCAACTACTGAATAAGATTATTAGCTAATTTCGTCTGCTGGTAAAGGAGTATTACCTTCTTCAAGCCATTTTAAGTATTCTTGATAATCGGTATTGGCTAAATCAAATGGAATACAAGCACCATCAGTTGTACGAAGAATACAAGTAGCTTGTGTTTGATTTGGCATTAATTGTGGAAGTTTATACATAATTATAATTCTGAGTTAAAAGCAACAAATGGTCTTAATCCATTACTTTCAGCAAATGAATTAAGTGGAGTTCCCATGTTTCCAGTAGTTACTCCAGTAAAACCACCTAGTTGTACATATACTGCATCATTATTTGTTAGATATGAATTGACGATAGTACCAGAAGTTGTAGTAACTGTGGCAATACCCCATTCAGCAATAGAAAAACTTTGTGTTAATAAAGAAGCAGTTGGGTTTCCTCTTTTTCTTTTTCTAAAATTAAAACTAGTCCAATAAGATGTTGTATTATTTGCTTTTGCAAATGAAGCAACACCAAGTTCTTCGTAATACCTCAAACATCTATCTAAGCTAACATCAATAGGTAAGAACTCAAAATCAGTAGCACTTGTTCCAGCTTCTAATTGAACTCCAGTAATTAAGAAATCGTTTACTGTGCTATCTGCTATATTAACCTGTCCAACTGCTCTGTTTACATTTGTTTGTGTTGCCCAAGTGGTTTGTAAAGTTCCTGAAGTAAAATCAGTTCCAGCACCTAACCAGAAATATAAAATTAAACTTAAATCATTAGTATTATTAAAAGCACCAGTTGTATCTCCAGCAAAAGTTACTGTTTTAAATTCCCAAGTATTAGAAACACTTACAGTATAAGATTTACTAATTGTTCTACTATTATCATCATCAAAAAGTTCTGCAATAAAAGTCCCAGTTTTTGTAGATTTAACCCAAAATGATAAAGTTAAAGATAAAGCATTAGCAGTTCCTTTTTTTAAATACTGTAAATTTGATCCCTCAAATCTTGTTTCTATTCTTAAAGAACTTGATGCAGAAGGTGTAGCATTAGCAGTAGTACAATCCATTTTTAAAGAACTTGAAAAACCATATCCTGATGGTACGTCAGTTGATTGTGATTGTGTCCAAGTACCAAAAGAACTAATTGCTGTTCTAAATCTATCTAACGTATAATAACCAGTTGTTGTTATAGAAGCTACACTTGTATTTCTTTGTGCAACTTGCATATCACCATTGATAATGATATTTCTAAATCCAGTAGCACTAGATACAGTTGTAAAAGATAATGCACCAGAACCATCTGTTTTTAATAATTGATTAGCAGTACCATCTGAAGAAGGAAAAGAATAAGGAGTATAAGACATAACACCAGCAGTAGAAGAAATTAATGCTCTATTATTTGAAGCTGGTGCAGTTGGTAAAGTATAAGTTAAATCAGAAGATAAAGAAGCAGGTGCTTTCAATCCAATGTAATTAGTTCCATTTGCAGTTAATTCATTAAAACGAATTTCAGTTTGATTATTTAATATAAGAT